CTGATGTACATCTGGCCGTCAACTTCCCACTCGTTGCCGATGACGCGCACGACCGGAATCCACTTGCCGGCCCACTCGCGCTCTTGCAGCACGTCGAAGCCGTTGGTCTTCATCCACATGACCTTCTTGCGGTCAACTTCGCGGCTGCGGATCGGCTTGCCGAACATGGCCGTAAGCTGCTTGTCCTGCGGCGTGCCGCGGTAAGCAGTCTGGTTGTCCGGGTACAGGTGCAGCGTGGCTTTTTCGTAGGTGTTGTAGAAATATTCCGCGATGCGGATCGTGTCTTCCTGAAGCCACGACGAGATGCCCTGATCGCCCACGCCTTGGCTGTACAGCGTGCTGATCGGCGTCGCGTCCGGGAACATCCGTTCGTATTCTTCTTTGAGGATGTCCTCAGTGATGAAGCACCACTCAGCATCGGCGCCGCAGGGGTCTTGGATCGTCGGGTCCATGTAGACGCTAAACGAGTTGCGGACGCGCCCGATGCGGATGTCCTGATCGAACGTCTCGTCGTTGCAGTATTCCGTCAGCAGGCGGATGTAGCCCTCGCCGTAGGTCACCTGGTTGTCGCAGGCGGTGTCGTAGGCCACGTCGGCGTCCGACATATACTCAATATGCCGCACCACGCCGTTGAAAATCTCAGCGACCTGCACGTCGGCGTTGTCGTCTGCGGGGATGACCTTGCCGCTGGGCCGGTTCTGGCGCTGCTCGTTCGTCACCTGACGGACGTGCTGCGGCAGCTTGTTGATGGTCAGGCACGGACGGGCGTTGATGGTCTGGCCCTGCACCGACCCGCGGGTGGCCAGCACGTCGGCGGGCCACTGCCACTGGTTGTCCGGGCTGCCGGCCATAAACCGCAGATCGTCCAGTTCGTCCTCGCGGCTGTCCGAGTACGCCGACTGCGCCATTTTCAGGCGGTGGCGCATGGTCGCCATCTTGTCGTCGTCGCGCGCAGGCACCTTCTCTGGGTTTGACCCCACGTTGGCGACCTGGCCCGCCTTCTGAATGCCTGTGGGGTCGGCCATATGCTTACTTCTTACCCTTTTTGGCCGCTTCGCGCTTGACGCTGTAGGCGATAGCTACAGCTTGTTTGACCGGCTTACCAGCCTTCACTTCCGCCTTGATGTTTTTGCGGAACGCCTCTTTGCTGGCAGATTTGGACAAAGGCATCTTACTTGCCCTTCTTCATGGGCGTCTCACGCATCCGCGTGGTGATGCTGATGATGTCCTTGCCACCCGGCATGGGCTTACGCGCCAGCGGAATCGCGTCCATTTCGGCCTTCGGCTTGGGCATTTTCAAGCCCATCGGCGTCTTCATGGGGGTCATGCGGCGCATCATTTGCCCTTTTTAGCTGTTTTGGCGCTCTCTTTGAACGCTTTTGCAGTCGGGGCGCCCTTGGTGCCCGGTTTACGCATCTTTTCGCCAGAACCGGCGGCAATCCGTTCTTTTTTGGCATGGATGTTGGCGTACAGACCCTTTTTCATGAGCATTTCCACCGTTTGAGGCTGGCTTTGGCACGTTCGCCGTCCTTAGCCTTGGCTGCTACCGCGCCCATACGCGCACAAAAACTGGCCTTACGCCCTGCATCCGCCTTTGTCTTGGGATTGGGTGCCGGCGGCTTCAGGTTCGACCCGGTTTCCCGGTTGTACTTCTCGCGGCCCTTGGCCGTCAGTCCCGCACCCTTGGACGCGGGGAGCTTTTCCCCACGCCCTACGGCCAACGAAACAGACTTCTTCTTGTCGGCCACGCTACGACCCCATCCAGCTTGTAGCTACACCGGCGGGAGAATACCCACCTACGCGTTTCTTGTCAACGCGCCCTTCGCGGTGCGCCACCGGGAACGCGAACGTCACCGCGATGGCGTCCGCAGCGTCGGGTGATGCCAGCCCGCGGGCCTTCATGTCCTTCTTGGACTCAAGGAACAGCGTGCCTTTGCTGTCCGGCTTCGTCTTCGGCCCGATCAGGTCAGACTTCAGGAAGCGGTCGTTTGGCACGCTGGCCGTCTTGAGCCAGTCGCGCATCGCGCCCCACATCTCGGCCCGCTTGTTGCCGTACATGAGTTGCTTCTGCGCCTTGTTGCCGAAGTTGACGCCGCGCACCCTGTACCGCTGCTCCTTCAGCCGATCCACCACGCCTGCGCCCAGGCCGCCTTCATCGACGACGGTCAGCGCGGGCTTGTACTCCTCAATGGCCTCGATGACGTGCCCGACCACTTCCATCGTGTCAGCGCCGCGCAGCCGCTTGATGTCGATCAGGTCGCGTCCCTGCCGCACCGCGATGACGGTGGCGTCGCTGCCGAACCGCGCCGGATCGACGCCGATGGTGATCGGCGCCGTCTCGTCCTTGTGCTTGGGCCGCTTCATGGCGTCGTCCACCAGATTGACCGGAATGAACTGGTCGTCGCCTTCTGATGGAAACTGACCGTACACTTCGACGTTGGCCTGGTAGCTGTCCGCGCCGTACTCGTCGATGATGCGCTGGTACAGGTTCTTGTCGGTTCCCTCGACATCACGCGCGTCGATGTTGCTTGTGCGCCAGAAGCTGCGCTTGCTGTTGAACGTCTCGTAGAAGTAGCCGGTGTTGCGTCGCGGGTTGGAGAACGCGACGTGAAAGCGGTGCGGCGTGTTCTCCGTGAAGAAGCCGTCGCTGACTGACCAGATGCTGTCGGGAATACCGGACGCTTCGTCGAAGATCAGCATCACGCCGTCCCAGTTGTGAACCCCGGCGTAGGCGTCCGGGTTCTCCTCCGACCACAGCCGGCCCTCGACGGCCCAGTAGCGCGTGCCTTTCTTGAGGTCGCGCTCGACCAGTTCCGTGATCCACTTGGCCGGCATGATGCGTGTGGCGGCGATCTCGAACCAGTGGCTGTTCAGCGCCATCGCCAGCCACTTGGTAATCTCGGCCCAGGTTACCGACCGTAGCTGCGCCTCGGAGTTAGCCGACACGATGGTCGTGCTGCCGATGCGCGTAGACAGCATCCAATGCACCAGCCAACTGACCAGCGCCGACTTGCCGATACCGCGGCCTGACGCCACCGCTTTGCGGAAGGTGTCGTAGTCCACCTTGCCCTGGTTGTCCTTGATGTGGTCGCGCAGGGTGCCCAGCACGTCGCGCTGCCATTTGCGCGGCCCTTTGAAGTGTTCTAGCGGCGTACCCGGCTCACCCCACGGGTAGGTCAGCAGCACGAACGCCAGCGGGTCATCCTTGATCGTCGGCGACCACAGCCGACTCATCAATTCCATTTCCTCGGCCGCTGAGTAGATTGGCTGCTGCATAGTGGGTGTCGTCCTTTAACGGCGTCAGTTCGGTGTACAGGCCCTCGATGACGCGCGACTGCGCCCGCTCTAGTGCGCCGGTGATGCTGATCTGCTGGTCGATGTTCACGTCGATCTGCTGCTTGGCGACCCAGCCGTGCTGGTGCTTGAGGATGTCGAGCGCAGCCCTGGCGTCGCCGTTGGCGGCGGCGTTGTACATCGTCTTGGCGGCGGACAGTTCGCCATCAGCGCGGCCCTTCATCTCCGCGACCTCGACCAGCGGGTCAAACTCAGACAGGCGCCGGAACTGCTTTGGCGTTAGCCCGGCGGCCAACGCCAGGCTGTCACCTTTCAGGCCATAGCGCGCGGCTTCGTAGATTGCCTCCAAGCGCGCCTCGGTGGCTTCTGGGCGTTCGGGTGCGAACGGCAGGGAATAGAAGGTCATGGTGCCATAATAGATGACGCGGGGTGCGCGGGCAAGGCTGCACTAAACTGTGTTGCGAAAAAATAAAAAATAAAAAATTGTTTGCGGACGGTGCCCGTGACAGTCACGCGCCCGCCGGCCCCCACCCCCCCTCCAGCATTCCCAGCCACAGCCTGCGGCTACATGTCGCAGCGGATCGGCGCGGTCATTTCCCCGGCTGGGCGGTCTGGGCATGACAATTCCAATCGCCTGGCGCGCCAGCTTGCGCAGTCACATGTTGGCCTTGGCGGTTTAGGTTTTGTTTTTTGGTTGGCACATCACGGGCAAGCTTGCGTGACAATCTGACAATCAGGGTGCGAAAAGCGGAACAAGCGGGGAACGGTTAGGCGGATTGTCAAATTGTCATGGCAATTTCAGTTCAGGTCAGAACGGATGGGTGCGCAGCGCCACCATTCGCGCCAGCGTTACAGCGTATTAGCTATATAATACACTTATTTTTTTTTTTTTAAATTGATAACATCAACACTACCTAAACAGCCCAGAAGTCTCATATCCCCTTGGATTGCCGCGCAAAAAGCCTTGGCAGTTTTTTGGATTACACAGCCCAAAACGCCGCCTAACGTGACAATCCCTGCTAACATTACAAATTCGTAAGGATGCAAACAAAAGTGTTGCAGGGTTGGCCGGCGTTGATATGATGGGCGCAT